ACTGTATCTCCTCCAAAATATCCACGACCTGCCCAGCTACTACTAACTCCACTGAGCGGCTGATAACAGAATAGATGAGTACCAGGAGTCGTTGAACCAATGCCAACACTTCCAGCAGACGTAACTGTCATACGTATAAGATTGGTTGTTGCAATATGAACGTTTTTGGAAGGGACTGTTCCGACAACCATATCATATCCAGCTGCGTTTGCAAATGGAGCAGTTCCATCACTTTTCTCAAGTCCAACATATCCATAGTTTATTCCATTTGAGGTGAATGTTATATAATTCGCATCTGTTCCAGATTGTTCTATAAATAAGGGGCTAGAACTGGGAGAATAGAGATGTAGTCTTGTAAAAGGATTATTTGTTCCGATTCCTACATTACCAGTATTAAAGTAAATATTGGATCCTGACGATAACCATGTTGAGCCACCCGAAAAAGCGACTCCGTTCACAAGAAAAGACCCAGTTATATTCACACTTCCAACAACATCTACTTCGTATGCAGGGGTTGCTGTTCCAACTCCAAGTCTTCCTGTCTGAGTGAGGGTTAGGCGATTCGTCCAGGATGCAGAATTGTTATTGATCGATAAATTGTTGCTACCTGTGGTAATTTGCCATGATGCAGCAGCAGTATCGAGTAAGTTTAATGCAACTATACCACTTCCATTTCCAGCAACTAATCCTGTTGTGGCACGAGCTGTTCCTACTACATCCACTGCATAACCTGGCGTAGCGGTTCCAACTCCAAGTCTTCCTGTCTGAGTGAGGGTTAGGCGATTCGTCCAGGATGCAGAATTGTTATTGATCGATAAATTGTTGCTACCTGTCGTGATCTGCCATGCAGCCGCGGCGACATCCAAAAGATTAAGGGCTACTGCACCCGACCCATTTCCAGCAATTAATCCCGTTGTTCCACGAACGTTTCCTACTGCATCGAGAGCATATGCAGGTGAATTGGTTCCAATACCAACATATCCACTCGAATTAATGACCATTCGTGTTAGCGACGCAGTAGAATCATAGACATAAAAGTTGCCGACTCCAGCACCTGATCCCGTTCCTCCTGAACCCACACGCCAATAGCGTCCACTGGTTGCAGTATTAACAAGATCCAATGTGGTATCCGATGAAGGAGAACTGAAATATGCAGTGGGAGTAAATGTTGCACTTCCTTGGTAGACATGAAGTGGATAGGCAGGAGCCGTTCCTACACCAAGTTGATTGTTAACCACCACGGTGGGTGTTGCACCTGTCACCGAGCCACCCGAAAAGTACATGACAGAAACGGGATTTCCAGCACTGACATCTTTATAGAAGGTCAGATTCGCAGATCCAGTTGTCATGTAATAGGCTGCACCTGCGATATCACCGACGCGAACACAGGTTCCACGTATTGCAGCCGCCCCCGATTGACCGAGATAGACAGCTTGTAGGGTTCCAATGACAGGAAAAACAACACTGGGACTACTCTGGAAGGCGGTCTGACCCTGAACTGTTCCTGCGACATCGAGGGTTGTTCCAGGTGAACTGGATCCGACACCGACATTACCAGAGGGGAGAATAGTGATACCATAGGTGGGATTGGATAGCCCACCTTGGGCTTGAAGACGTAAAATACCCGCATCATTACGAAGGGTGGCCATACTAATCGCACCACCGTCGGCGGTTCGTCCAGAGGAGTTGATAAATAGATTGCATCCGATTCCAGTATCGTTGAGGAGGGATAGCTGGGTATAGGAGTTGGATCCAAGACTTCCGTTTTGAATGGTGGTTCCAATAACGGTTCCACTGTTTCCATAAACGTATAGTGTCGTCGTTGGATTCACGGTTCCGATTCCGACATATCCAGTATTGTAATAAATATTGGCTCCAGCGGTTCCCCACTGACTGCTACCACCACCACCTCCAGCCAGAGGGGTTCCATTGACAAGGACTGATCCCGAAACGTTGATGTTTCCAGCGACATCTAATGTGTACGCAGGGTTCGTCATACCAATACCGACATATCCGTTCGAGCTGGGATAAATGTTGGCCATGGCGGTCAAGGAAAAGGTGGTGGGAACCATCGCAGTACTCAAAAGTTCTGCGGTAGCAGGATCATAGAGGACGTTGCTTCCTGATGCACCTGATACCATCAGATCGTATACGATACTGGTCGTCGACTTGATGTAAATGTACACATCGTATTTCGAGTTATTAATGGCGTAGACGAGATCGCATAGACCTGAGGAATTCTGGTATCCTGACACGGTTCCCCATACTTTCAGTCCTCCACGCGTGACGATCGATAAATCAACGTACATGACACCCGTTCCAAGAAATCCACCGATTTGTCCACGAACATTGACCATACCGAATCCTGCAGAAGTCGTTCCAAGTGTGGCGACTTTGTATAATCCAGCTCCAGATGCAGGACTATATCCGAGGGTATTTGACGTCTGAGTATTAATCCATTCGAATTGTTGCAAGTTATAGGCTTGAATGGATCCGATGGGGGCATCGATTGCATATCGTGGATTATCTGTTCCGAGTCCGAGACCACCTGTTAATCGACTGAAAAATCCTTGAATCTGAAATCCATAATATGAAACCGTCTCTCCTCCTTGTGAAACAAAGGAGAGTCCGAATTTACCAGAGGGAGCAACGAAACTAACGGTATAGGTCGCGTACGATCCGGTTATATTTACAGAGCTGGATCCTAGAATCTGTTGATCGGCGGGGCTGGTGGTCAAGTGATTGCACAGATAAAAGTAAGGATTGGTTCCCGTCATTTTAACGGTAATACTAAATATGTATGCATTGCCAGGAACCAGATTACCCGTGTAAGTCAGGACCGTATTGGTGTAAACACCGAGAAGGACGGACATTGCAGCGGGGCTACCTGATGGACCTGACATGGTTCCGTTGTAGGTGGCGGTAAACGCGGTAGCATCCGTACCTGTAAAGATATTGATCCATGTCTGAAGGTAGTTTCCAGAGAGGTTGACCGTGTTAAAGGTATTGGTCTGAAGATTGTAGGTGGGGTTCGTCATTCCAATACCGAGATTTCCAGTCGATACCGTGATAAGGGTCGAAGCATGTAGGGTGTTGGTGGAAATAGTGCTTCCGATCATGGAGGAAAAGTTCAGACGAGTGGTGGTGATGGTCGATCCTGTTAGGGTCGAATTCCAGAATCCTGTATTCGTGGTAAAGGTGGATCCAAGGAGAGTAGAATACGTGGTATTGATGGTATTCAGCGTCGAACCCGTCATAGTGGATTGAAGGATGAATAGACTTGTTGTCAGGGTACTTCCCACAACGGTGGAATAATACAAGGTGGATGTCGTTATGGTAGAGGCAACAATGGAAGAACCGGTCAGAGTGGAGTAGAAACCGTTGTTGATGTTGACGGTGGATCCTGAGAACAAATGGGTGAATAATGTGCTCGCGGTTCCTGTGGAGAAGGCGATGGTGGATCCAAAGAAAGTGGAGGTGGTAATAGAGGATCCAAAGAGAGAGGAGTAATACAGGGTAGAAACGTTAAGCGTAGAGGTGGTAAGGGTGGATCCCGTCAAGGTCGAGTAGAATCCATTATTGGTATTAACGCTCGATCCGTAAAAGTCATTATTAATCAGTATGTTTCCTGTGGCGGTGGAATAAAGAAGGGTAGAACCGTGCAGTGTGGAGAAATAGATGGAGGAGCCTGAGAGCGTAGAGGTAGTAATGGATGAACCAGTTAACGTAGAAAACCACCCGTTATTCGTATTAGAAGTAGAGGCGGATAGAACATTAACAAAGAGTGTGCTGGCCGTTCCTGTGGAGAAGGCAATGGTAGATCCGAAGAAGCTAGAGGTCGCTTGGGTACTTCCAACAAGGGTGGAGTAATAGATAGTGGATCCACTGAGGGTGGAAGTGGTGATAGAGGAGCCAAAGAGAGAGGAGTAATACAAGGTGGAAACGTTAAGAGTGGATGTAGTAAGAGTCGAACCCTTCATGGTGGAATAGAATACGTTATTTCCACTGATGGTAGAAGTATCAATGGTAGAATGAACAACCAAGGTTTCTGTGTTGGAAGTGGAACCTGTTAACGTAGAGGCGTAGAAAATAAAAAAAGATCCGTTGGTCAGTCTCAACGTGGAATTGACGGCGATCGTACTGACAGACAAATACCGAAGATACAAATCATTCGTCCATAATTGTTTGGAATCGGGTCCGATCGTGAAAACGTACCCATTATGGACAAGGGATCCGTCCGAATTGGACGGGACGATATTTCGGAGTGTCACGTAATTGAAATCACCCGATGACATTCTATCTACTGATCATTATTTTTAATAAAAGATGATATGTATCACAAGCCGTATATGAGATCTTAATAGTTATAAATCGCATAGTTGATCGTCGCGGTAATAGCGGTTGCATTGGGGTTAGAGACAATCCATCGAATCGTATTTGGAGAAATGTATACGAAGGTACATGTACCATTTAATGTTCCACTGTTGTATAATCCCGTGGTGACAATGGAGTTTGATGTAAAGCCCGTAATGGTTTGATCAGAGTTTGTTGTCGTATTTGCTGGAATCGAGGCGATGGTATAGGATCCAATAATGATTTGAGTAACAGCGGTTCCATTGGGTCCTGATAAGATAGTCCCTTTCATACTGGATGCAACCATGCTGGATACAGTAATAGTGGATACGGCGAGTGTTGATGTTGTCATGGTAGATCCGATAAGACTGGAAACCGTCAAGGTGGAGGCATTCATGGTAGAAGCGATAACAGAAGATACATTGATCATCGAGTTGGATATGCCTGATGCATAGATTTGACCGGTAGAAATCTGGTTGGTGGAGAGATAATTGGTAGAAAGTTGATTGGTAGACAACATATTGCAAATGACTTTATCGGACGTCACGCTTTGTAGACCACTGATCGAATTAAAGTTGATATTTCCGACATTGAGTGTTATATTGGTTGCATCAATACTTGCATTGATCTTGATATTGTCTACGACGATATTGCTTCCTGCCGAACCCACCATACTAGAATAGGTCAGGTAGTTGGTACTGATTAATGGGGCATTCATGGTGCATATCATGAGAGCAGTATTGGCATAAATAGATGATCCAGAGATGGTTGAAAAGTTAAGAGCTGTAGTGATGGCGGTAGAGGCATATACGGTAGAGATATTTGCACTAGATGCATTCAGTAATGCAGAAAAGAGAGTGCTAGTTCGAAAGGTGGATCCCGATATAGATGACACATAAATGTTATCAGAGGGAACGAGTTGTCCATTGGAAGAAGTTATGAATGCATGATTACTGGAAATGGGTATATCATAATCTCCAAGAAGGTAGGTTTTATTGGAAGAACTGTTATTATAGGTTCGAATGATCAACGGACCACTATTGATTGGCGTGATACCCGAGGAGCTCATCTAGAATGATAGCAGAATGAAAATCATCAATGTGTAAGTCTAAAGTTAAATATCCGGAACAACTAACAGGATGCCAGCGGGTGGAGGTTTACTACAACTCGTCGCAACAGGAAAACAAGATTTGTTTTTGACGGGAAATCCCCAGATCAGCTTTTTTAAAATGGTCTATCGTCGTCACACCAATTTCGCGATAGAGTCGCAAGCCATGTACTTTGACGGAACGCCCAATTTTGGACAACGTATTACTTGTCTGATTCCTCGCCGAGGAGACCTGTTGGGAAAAGTCTATTTGGAAGTGGTCTTGCCACAAATCAAGGATACAAGTGGTAATCCGCTATCGTATACCAATTCGATTGGTCATGCTCTTATCCAGGAGATAACCTTTGAAATAGGTGAGCAGGAAATTGACCGTCAGACGGGAGAATGGATGGAGATCTGGACGCAGCTAACGACACCACATGGTCAGCGTATGACGCTGAATGAAATGTTGGGACGCGTGGAGCCTTACAACTTGATTGATATTCAGCCCAGTACCCAATCGGACGGTTTACATTTATTGATCCCACTTCAGTTTTATTTTTGCCAGAATCCGGGCATGTATTTGCCCCTCTTGGCACTCCAGTATAGTCCAATTCGTATCAATATAACGTTGAGACCGCTTCAGCAGCTCTTCTGGGTTCCTCCTCCGATTCCACCGACAACACAGGAGGGGTGGATGCCGGCCTGCTCAGTTCAAGTCAGTTGTACGACGCCCATTACGAGCATGGTGCTCTGGGGTGATTTTGTATTTTTGGATGTGGAGGAGCGTCGACGATTTGTGAGTGAGACTCATGAGTATATTATTGAACAAGTGCAATATACACCGCCTTATGCGATAACGGCCAATCAGACGACGGCCACTATTCCGATTGAATTTAATCATCCGATCAAGGAGTTTATTTTTGTGGTACAGCGTGATTCGATGGAGAATCGCAATGAATGGTTTAATTATAGCAATTTGGCGATTGGTGAATACACGCCACAAGCCATTTTGCCATATGTCAATTCCAATGCACCCGCCGCACGTTTGGATTTGATTGCCACAGCGAAACTACAATTGGACGGTTATGACCGTTTTATGGAGCGAACCCCACAATATTTCCGTCTGCAACAACCCTATGAACATCATACTACAACTCCGGTCAACTCCTTCATCTATAATTACAGTTTTGCCTTGCGACCGGAAGATGCCCAGCCAACGGGTACGATGAACGCCAGTCGAATTGATAGTAAGGTATGGCAGATTCAAATGAATACGATTTTGAGTAATCCGACTCTACCTGCTTGGCAACAACGCGGAAACTGTCATGCAGTGGTATATGCACGAAATTATAATGTCTTTCGTGTGATTAATGGATTTGGAGGATTACTGTTTACAATTTAATGGGGCGTTTTTGGGTCTCTTTTTTTAAAGAAGGACTAAGTAATGAGCGCGAGCGTCTCTCAAATTGAATTTTGGCAGAAGGGGCTTGCCTTCAATGGAAATAACAACGGGAATGAGGGGTCAAATGGCGGAACCTTTCTTTCCTATGATGTCTTTTTGGCTCTTTCTGTTGTAGGTGGTTTCCTGGCACTGGATCATTTGTATCTTCGATCGCCGTTGACCTTTTTGGCGAAACTGGTGGTGAACATTCTTTTTTTTGGAGTATGGTGGGTGTATGATGCAGCACAGGCGATTTTTAATGGAGATACAATCAAGGTGTATGGTCTCGGTGTTCCAGGATTAGGGCCAAAGGGAATTGCATGTGGTGTGTTGGCGAAGGATGAGCCAGATAAGAAGCATCTTCGTTTTTTTACCTATGCGATTGCACTGATCTTTGGAGGAATGTTTGGCCTTGATTCATTTTTGGTGGGAAACAAACAACGAGGAATCATTCGTTTGGTATGCATGATTTCGTTTATTTTTGCTCCGATTGCGTTGGCATGGTGGGGATGGAATATGGTACGTTTCTTTACGGATACCAAACAAGTCGTTTCGGAACATGCGGGATATTTTGGTGCCGCGTCGAGCTCAGTGGAGGAAGAGATGCTTGCACGCTGGCCGTTCTTGAGTGCATTGTTTAGTCCCGTGCAAACCATAACAAAAATCATCAATGAGATCTTGCAGCCGTTTCAGCAAACTGCGGAGGCGGCGATCAAGACAGTGGATAGTGTCGTGAAAACGGCGGATGATGCATTGGTCCTAGGAAAAACGGCAATAGAGAAAGGAAGTGATATCGTGGGAGAGATTGCGGAAACAGTGGATAAGGCGACTGCAGCGATATCGTCGGCTTCTTCGGCGTTGCCTGGGTTGGATTTGTATAAGAGCATTTCCCCTGAATCAATCGCGGCGGCGAAACAGACGGGAGGAGCAGCAATTGCCACAAGCGCTGCAATCGCAACAAGCGACCTAAATATGCTTCACTTTACTCTAATAGGTACCATCGTACTGATTGCGATAACAGGTCTTTCACTCACTTATTATCGATCCAAGAATGTCCGACCCACGAAAGATGACACCCCTCCCGAACCAGGAGTTTTTCGAAAGCCTGATTCAAAAGAACGTGCCACATGAGCCGATCTGTATCGTAAAATTTGGAGCTCAGTGGTGTGGCCCTTGTAAAAAAATCGATGTTCCGCTCTTGCTCTCCCTGAGCGATCGGATCGTCTGGTATGAGTGTGATTTGGACGAAAATGATTATACCCCAGGTTATTGTGGGGTAAAATCGATTCCGTGCTTCCTGGCGATCGTGAATGGAGTCCCTCAGCCGCTCTTTCAGAGCTCGGATACCATGAAGGTGGCAGAGTGGATCAAGGGTGGTTTTAAACAATAAGCACTTTTTTAAAAAAAGTGCCCAAAAACGATTTGAAAAGTTTACAAAAATCCTTCAGATACATATAAAAGACTGTTTTAAGAACTTGGTATATTTCTTAAAATAATCTGTTTTTCGAAATGATTTTTGGGCATTTTTTCTTAAAAAGTGCTTAACTAAAAAAATAGCACATCTGATGTTTGAGACCCTCATAATGTGCACATTTATGAGCGGAGATGACCTTGCCCACACGAGGAAGCATGGGACAACGATGAGAATTCATCTTGAGTTCGGATCGAAAGAAATCAAGAAAGGGGGCAGTGGATCGTTGTTGTTCAGGGTTGAATTGGACAGCGTAGATGGGGTAGTGTTTGGATTCGATGGCGGCAACGTATTCCTTTCCTGATTCATCGAGCGAGGTAGCAAGAACCGAAAAGTATCGTCGTAGCAGGGGATTGGTTTTCATCTCTTCTATCGAGATTCCATATTCGTGGTATTGTAGGGTGGATTTCTGTTGTTCAAGATAGTCAAGATAGGGAGAGGGAAAAGATTGAATCATTCGAGAACGGGTGGTGTCGCGACTGATACGAATGGGAAATAGACCTTCGGCGGGAAAGGATTTCCAGGTTCTAGAACCACCGATTAATTCAATCAATCGTTCCATTCCAAAGGAAGTCCCCCAGATAGGGAAATATTCTCCTTTACGCATGGACATCTCGTAGAAGATACGAAGGGAATTCATGAACGTCTCGTTTTGGACAACCGATGATCGGTCGTATTCGCGATCGGTTCCTGGAAGGAAGAGCCCGTTGACCATTTGAAAGTATACTTCGTGATCCTTCGTATCAAAGGGAATGGGTAAAACACGTATTCCACGTTGTTCAAACCAATCAATATAGGACTTCATGATATGGGAGGTTCCATATTTCGATTTACGTGCGTGTGGAATGGTGAGAATTCCAACACAGCAACAGGATTTCTTTCGAGTACGAGACCGTAGGCTCCTCATCCGACTACTAGACTTGCGGATTTAACTGAAGATTAACTAGCAAATTGCACCTTCCCTCTTCCATCTTTCACAACATATACGTTCCATCCTTCGGTAATAAGACGCATCTCTGCCTTGCGTTGTCCCAGAAGGGGATTGGTATTGATATTGGCAAGTTCAATGTACAGTGTTGGGCGGTCGGCGGTGGTCCAATTAATGGTCCCTTCAGGTTGTCGCTCGGCAGGATAGACTGTTCCATATTTCTCTCCCGTCGACCAATTCATGGATCCGATATGTGCACCGTTGGCCTTTTCGTCTTTTGCCAGAGGATTAATACCGTTCCATACAAATGGCTCATTTAGTTCCTCTCGGTCCTTGCCTGCAATATTCAACTTGATTCGATAATAGAACTCACCGTAGGGTGAGGTATAAGGTTGGACCATTGCGGTGGTGTTCGAATCAAAATAATCATTGTACCAATTGTCCAGCTGGTTTCGATCGAGAGCGTTATAATTTCGGAAAAACCAAAACAAACGTTCGGTAGGATGGCGACCGTCAATAAATCTAGTACATGCTGCCACACCACCCTTGTCCAAGGGAATGAAATCGAGTTCTCCAAAGGAGAATTTGTTTTCGAATTGGCGACGAAAAGGGATCTGGATCGGTTTCGACCGAAGTTCTTCTTGAATTGCGGGAGGAACATAGTGTTGCACGGTAGATAATACGACAACCGGATTTGGGATTTTGGTACGCTCCAAAGGAGTAAAGGAATAGGACGAGCCGTTATCATACAGCACTTTCATAGAAGGAATACTCCAAGGAGCAGGTTTGATAACGGTCGTATCACTACAGACGATGAGATCTTCTAGGCGGCGTAGGGTTCCGCGAATACGAAAGGTCTGCCAGGACATGGCGACGAGAGGAAATCCTCCATCACCAGGACACTGTGTTCCAGGAAGAGGAAGACGGATTCGAAGATGTCCAGGGGTGGAACGCATTTGAAGACTACGTGTGGATCCGTCGGTCCATCCTCCTTTGGCCAAGGCCAGACCACAAGAATTCAAGGAACCTTCGGACATTTGTTTGGCCAAAAGACCATCGCCACTCCATTCTTGAATTAAGAACTGATCTTGGTAGAATTGAATACTTTCAAAGAGAAAATATCCGACTCCGTTAACGTACCCGTAGGAAGTTGAAGAAAGATCGTTTGTGGTGATGGATTGGAGACCGTTAACTGTCGCAGGAGGGGCCAATGCACCTGTGGGGGATCCGAGGGGAAGAGAAGGAAGCCAGGTAGGAAGATCAATTTCTAGGGAACACTCTGTAAGGACATCACCATAGGCATCAATTTCGACCTCGAAGGTTTGACCGAAGGCAGTGTCATTGAGTGGAATGATGGTTTTTCGTTCGGCCAAATGGTGAACGGAACTCTCATATCGTGCATCATAAGGAAATACACTTTCTTTTGAGTCTTTTACAAAATAATGATCTTTTACACCACGTGCAACGAGTTCAAACAGAGCCCCTTGCCCACTGGATTGGTTAATGGTGGCCATTCTATTTAGATGATTCTAATGAAAGTTTAGGCCAAAACATGACGGACCACTGCGGTGGCGAGACCCGACATCAATGAAATGCCGAGTGCCATAGGTAGATTATAACGGTAAGAGAGAACAATAAGAACACCAATAGAGCTTACCATCGCGATCAAGAGAAGTGAAACGCTTTCGCTGAGAAGTTCATGTGGATCCT